ATTAACGAGATGAGTAAATGAAATGGATAGTGTTGGTACTATTTTCCATTTGGTTATTAGTATCGGCACAGCCCAAACAATGTTTGCTATCAGACTTCTATGCTTTGAGTTGGATAAGCGAACCAACAATGCGGCACATGGAGTTGTCTCGTTGGATAACTACGAATGGAGACTCTTGTAAGTCTGACCAACTGGTTGTTTTATGGAATAACTTAGCATTGTGGGCAGGTGTTGCTGATAGTGCTGAGATGAGGGCAAAGGTTCTTTACTACTACGCCAAGGCAATGGAAAGGGAGAAACCAAAGTGACCATTGATAAAATTCGCTGGTTTCCCATTGTCGATGCCACGGGCTACCCTCAGAAAACTGATGGAACTCAAAGACGAATAGAGAAATTTCAAGAGGAACACCGGACCATTGTGAAGGCTGCCAAGGCAGAGCAAAAGCTCGATGACTTACTGTTTGAGCTATATTGCAAAAAAGCAGAGCAGCAAAAAATCAGGCTTGAGATATTCACAAATAGGAAACTAGACTTTTATGTATAAAGCATTGTTTTTGGTTTTACTGCTAACAGGCTGCAAAGATGTCTATCGATACCCATGCCAGAATCCTGACAACTTTCATGCGGATCAGTGCCAAAAGCCAAAGTGCCAATTCACCCAGCAGTGTCCAGAATACTTAGTTGCGCCAATCTTGGAAAGACAAACAAATGCACCAGCACAACCCCAGCCAGAAACAACTCAGCGCTGAAGACATTGAAGTCCGAATCTGGGCCTTTGTAGTCATTGCTGTGACTTTGATTCTTTGCTTCATTGTGGTGGCGCTTTTGTACTCGGTGACATTTGTCACCCAGCCAATTAAAACAATGGCGCCAATTGACCAGGCTTACACAAAGATGCTGAACGATATCGTTCTGCTGATTGTGGGCGGCATTGGTGGTGTCATTGGTAAACGGGCTGTAAGCACGGCCACCAAGGCGTTTACGCCACCAGCTGCGCAGCCAACACCGGCGCCAGCCCCCATGGTCCAGCCTGCGCCAGCTCCAAGCGCCATGCCAAATTTCAATTGGATGGGTTATCAAAACCCAGACCTTGACGAGTCTTGGACTCCTGGCCCACCACCCACAACCCCACCAGACCATCTTGAGGATGACCATGAGCGCGTGCAATTGGCAGCGGCACGGCTGGAGGCCAAATAATGTTTGGCATCCCATTCCCTTATTTGGCTTTGGCCGTTCTCATTGCTTTGTTTGGTTCTTACCGAGGCGGATATCACTTTGGCTGGGAAGACAGGGACAAAGAGATGCAAATACAGATTGCCAAAAAGAATGAGGAATCAAGGGCCACAGAGCAAAAGCTCACTGAGCAATTGAACGCAAATGCAACCAAGTTACAGGAGACCACCAATGTCATCAATGAAAAGCAGTCTGCTCTTGATCGTGCCATTCGCGCTGGCAGGGTGCGCATCAGCGCCCCAAGTTGTGTACCAGCCCCCACAGCTGCCACCACTGCCGCCCCAGATAGCAAAGAAGCAAGAAGTCAACCTGACAGAGCGCCTGACCCAGCTCCTGATGCCGAAAGAGCAACCCTCCAAGCCATTGCCGAAATAGTGGCCCAAGGGGACAGAAACACAGCGCAGCTCAATGCCTGCATTGACGCATATAACGAAGCGAGGGATTTGATAAATGGTAAACGCTGAACAACTGGCAAAACTGCACATTGGTCCAGAGTGGGTCGATGCGCTCAATGAAACATTCCAGCGCTTTAACATTTCAACGCCACTGCGACAGGCTGCCTTTATTGGCCAGTGTGGCCATGAATGTGGCCAGTTTAGGATTCTTGAAGAGAACTTGAATTACAGGGCAGAAGCGCTGCAAAAGCTATGGCCAAAGCGTTTTGACGCTGCCAAGGCCCAAGCCTGCGCCAGAAACCCCAAGCTCATTGCCAATACTGTCTACAGTGGCCGAATGGGCAACAGGGATGAGGCAAGCGGTGACGGCTACAGATTCCGAGGCCGTGGCTGCATCCAATTGACTGGCTCTGCCAACTATCACCACGCTGGCCAAGCATTGGGCGTGGACCTGATCATGCAGCCGGAGCTGGTGGCCACACCCCAGTATGCGGCCCTGACTGCTGGATGGTTCTGGGATGTCCAGAAGCTCAACCAGTACGCTGACAGCCAAGACTACAAAACCATGACCAAAAAGATCAATGGCGGGTTTATCGGGCTTGATGACCGGATCAAACACATCAACCATGCGCTGTCTGTCCTGACATAATTAGCCATGGCCAATGTCAAGCAACAATTAGAAGTCCCATCCATACCGAGTCTGGGTTACCCGCCAGAAGTGTATGAGCGCCGAAATTTCAATGAGAACAACAGCGCTTTAAACAATTTTTTCCGAAAACTGATATCAGTCCTTGGCGCTCTATTTGGGCCAAGGGGTGGCAAGTTTATGAATAACCCTTATGGGGCGTTTCAAGATTCAACCGACCAGACGGCTGCCAACACCACCACGGCCTATGCTGTCACATTCAACACCACAGATTTTTCCAATGGTGTGACAATGGCCAGCGGGTCTCGAATCACTGTGGCTGATGCCGGAATCTGGAACTTGCAGTTTTCCATTCAATTTAAAAATACGACAAGTGATGGTCAAGATGTAGACATTTGGTTTCGCAAGAATGGTACAAACATTGACAATTCAAACAGTAGATTTCACTTACCAGCAAGAAAAGGCTCTGGTGACCCAAGCCATATTATTGCCGCATTGAATTTCTTTGTTGAAATGGCTGCTAATGATTATGTTGAGATTATGTGGAGAACTGAAAACACTGGTGTAAATATTGAGCATTTTGGGACAAGCACCAGCCCCACACGGCCAGCAGTACCATCAGCCATTGCGACAATGAGCTTTGTATCCAACCTACCAACGATCTGATCATGTACATCCCACTCAAATTACCACCAGGCATTTACAGAAACGGCACTGAGTATCAGTCAGCAGGGCGCTGGTTTGATGCGAATTTGGTGCGATGGTTTGAGAACACTTTGCGCCCCATGGGTGGCTGGAGAAAGCGCTCTTCAAGCCAACTGACAGGCTTATGCCGAGGTCTTTTGACTTGGCGCGACAACAGCGCTGACCGATGGATTGGCGCAGGCACGCACTCAAAACTGTATGTGATGAATGCCGGTGGCACGCTCAAGGAAATTACCCCCACAGGCTTTTCAGCTGGCAATGCTGATGCCTATGTTGGCACTGGCTACGGATACAGCAACTACGGCACATTGGCCTACGGCACTGAGCGATTAGACAGCGGAACAATTACAGCGGCCACCACATGGTCCATGGACACATGGGGTGAGTATTTGGTGGCATGTTCCAGCCATGACGGCAAGATTTATGAGTGGCAGCTTGGATTTTCCACGCCCACACTGGCCGCAGCAATCACCAATGCGCCAACGAATAACAAGGCGGTGCTTGTCACTTCCGAGCGCATCTTGTTTGCCCTTGGCGCCGGTGGCAATCCAAGGAAAGTCCAGTGGTCAGACCAAGAGAACAACACTGTCTGGACCCCAGCTGGTGACAATCAGGCAGGCGACTATGAGCTGGCCACGACAGGGACTTTGCTTGCTGGCAAGCGGATCAAGGGTGTCAACCTACTGTTTACAGATACAGATGTGCATACGGCCCAGTATGTTGGCGCCCCATTTGTCTATGGCTTTGAGAAGGCTGGAAGCGGCTGCGGCCTGATATCTGCCCAGTCTGTGGCGGCCATTGATACGGCAGCCATTTGGATGAGCAAGTCTGGCTTTTGGATGTATGACGGCTATGTCAAGCCACTGCCAAGCGATGTGTCGGACTATGTCTTCAACAACATGAACTCTAATCAGGCGACAAAAATCTATGCTGTCCACAACAGCAGATTTGGTGAAATCTGGTGGTATTACCCAAGCAGCCAAAGTAATGAAAACGACAGCTATGTCACCTACAACTACAGGGAGCAGCACTGGAACATTGGCACATTGAGTAGAACTGCTGGCACTGATGCCGGTGTGTTTATCAACCCCTTGATGGTCTCATCTGACGGCTACATCTATGAGCATGAAGTTGGCTTTGCTTATGACAGCGCCAGCGTCTATGCTGAATCTGGACCAGTGCAGATTGGCAATGGCGACAACATCATGTCGGTGCGCCAAGTCATTCCGGACGAGCAGACTTTGGGCGAGGCGGTGGTTTCATTTAAGACCAGAAACTACCCCACAGGGGAGCAATCCACATTTGGGCCATATACGGCAGCCAACCCGACTTCTGTCAGGTTTTCTGGACGGCAAGTCAATGTCAAGGTGACTGGCGCGGTGCTGGCTGACTGGCGCATTGGGGTGATGAGGCTTGAGGCTGTGGCCAGCGGTAAACGATGAGCGACCAAGAACATTTGGAAAGACTGCGCCACCATGTGGAGGCGGCATTAGAATACAGCGGAGGCACACATAATTTTGACGATGTCGCTGAGATGGTTGAGCAAAACAGATTGCAGCTGTGGCCAGCCAAAGACTCGGTGGTATTGACAGAGATCATTGTCTATCCCAGGCTAAAGAATTTGCATTATTTTCTGGCTGGTGGCGACCTAGATGAACTCTCACGGATGCGACCAATGATCGAATCCTGGGGCAAGTCTATTGGCTGCACCAGGGTGACTTTGGCAGGCCGCAGGGGCTGGTCAGAGACATTTTTGAAAGGCGAAGGATACAGTCCCAAGTGGGCTGTCCTTGCAAAGGAACTTTAAGGGTATAGATATGGCCACACAAAACGAAGAACTGCTTGCATATTTGCAATCACTCGGATTGGGCGATACGCAAGCGCCAACTATGACAAATCTTCTTGGTATTCCATTGGGCCAAGTAACAAACCCAACGGCGTATGCGCCTCAAGATTTTGCTCAGAACTTTGCTAATTACCAAGCAATCCCAATGGGCGCTCAGTACAACCCAAGCGTGGTTGGCGGCAATCTTTCCCCATACGCAAGAATCATGGGCCTGATGAATTCGCAATCGAATGCTGCGCCTAATCCCTATGCAGGCATGACCGGCAATACTTCTAATGGCGGCTATAACACTGCCCCAACAGGCTCACCATACGAAAACACTGGTGGTTTTGGTGATGGAAGTGTAGGCGGCGGCGGTGATGGCGCTGGCGGCTATGGTGGATATGGCAGCACAGGCACTGGAGATTTAAGTGTTGGCTATGGAGATGCAGCAGGCTATGGTGCTGGGGCTGCTGCTGAATCTGGCGGCATTGCCTCTAGTGCAGCCAACTCAGCCGATTTTGGCGATGTTGGTGGTGGGTATGGTGATGCCAGCGCTGGTGCTGGCGATCTTAGCGGTGGCTATGGCGATGCAGCAGGCTATGGCGCTGATGGTGGTGGGTATAGCGGCGGTGATGCGAACGGTGACGGCGGTGACGGCGGTGACGCTGGAGGCGGTGGCGATGCTGGAGGCGGTGGTGACGGCGGCGGCGGTGGTGATGGCGGCGGTGGCGGTGGTGATGGCGGCGGTGGCGGTTGGGCCATGGGTGGCCTGATTGATCGCGTAGGTGGCCGAAACCCCCCTGGCCCCGATGACGGCACTGGATACCTTGACCTTGGCGAATATGTCATCAGAAAATCAGCTGTCAAAAAATATGGCCGTGGCCTTTTGGACATGATCAATGAAGGCAAAGTGCCTGCAAAGAAAATCAAATCTCTTTTAGATTAAAGGAATCAAAATGTCTAAAGGCGGAAGTCAAACATCGACAAGCTCTATCGACCCAGATGTCAAGAGAGCATTCTTAACAAACTTTCAGCAGGCCCAAGGGGTCGCTAATGCTTTGCCGGTCCAGCAGTTTGCTGGATATAACCCGATGTATCAGGCAGGCGAGGAGGCTTTGGTCAACACTGGCCTTGCTGGCCCAGGCATTACTGGCACAGACTTGGCCGCACAAATGGCTGCAGCTGGTGGCGTCTACCAACCCAACCAGATTGCAGCGCAGCAGACAAATCTGAGTATGGGTGGGCCAGGCTCCATTGGCAGCTACATGAACCCATACACCGAGCTTGTGCGTAAAAACGCATTGGCTGATTTGGAGTCTTCACGCCAAGCAGCTATCCAGCAAACTGGTGAGCGTGCAAATGCTGCCCGTGCTTTTGGTGGATCGCGCCAAGCTGTGGCTGAGTCTTTGACCAATGCAGGCTTTGCCAAGCAGGCCGGAACTCTTGGCACTCAACTGAACGAGCAGGCATTCAATCAAGCCATGGCCATGCAGCAGGCTGACATTGCACGCAGATCAGCGGCAGATGTGGCCAATCAGCAAGCTGGCTTACAAGGTGCGCAATTGCGTACTGGTGCGGCCAGTCAGCTTGGCAACTTGGCAGCGCAGCAGCAGGCATTGCGTCTTGGCGGCGCTCAAGCGGTCATGGGCGCTGGCTCTGCGCGTCAAGCTCAAGAGCAGCAACGAATGGATGCGGCCAGAAACATTGGATTGCAAAAACTTGGTGTGGCCCAGTCTGCATTGAGTGCGCAGCCTGCAAACCTTGGTATGTCCACACAGACCCCGTACACCCAGAATGTGGGCGCTGGTCTGCTTGGCGGTGCATTGGCCGGTTCTCAATTGGCTGGCCTGACTGGTGGCGCAATCAGCGCTGGAGCTGGCGCAGGCATTGGTGCATTGCTTGGAATAATTTAACATGCGCAACACCCCAACGCCAGAGCCACAACGCTACGCTGATGCGCAGCTCATGGCTTTGCTTGACCCATCAAGCAAGCGTGACACCATCCTGATCACCCCTGGTTCTCCTATGCCCTCACGCATCCCTGACGGGTTGACAGTGGCAAGGACTAGCAGGGGCATTGTGATCACGAGCGACCCAGCAAAGGTTAAGGTCATTGACAAAGGCACTGAGCGTGATGTTGGCATGGCTTTGTTTGGCTATGCGCATGACCAGTCCAAGGGCTTTGACAATGTGGCGGTGGCCATGGATAGAGCTGGCACACCGGTGGCAGAGCTGGCCATCAAGCCTGGTCAAGAAAGAGCCGCCATGCGTGCAGCGTCTTTGCTTGCACCAAGCACAGGATCAACGAATATGATGAGCAGAGGCGATGTGGTTAAAACACGCCTCAAAGGTTTATTGGAATAAGGTGGCAATATGGCTAATGGATTTGATTTCAGTAATTTAGGTGGGCTGTTTGGTGGCAGCATGGGCGGCACACCATCAGGTCTTGATGCGTTACTTTCAGATGAGCAGCGCAAGCTCTTGGGCCGCAATGCTGCGATGTCAGCAGCTGCTGCACTGCTTCAAGCCAGTGGCCGAAGCGCAACCCCCATCAGCATGGGCCAAGCGCTTGGGTCGGCGTTAATGGCTGGCCAGCAGGGGTATCAACAAGCTCAAGGCAATGCTTTCCAGCAATTGCTTTTAGAGCAGAAGATTAAAGACATGCAGCAAGAAACTGCTGGCAATGAGGCATGGCGCAAATTATTGGCGCCTCAAGATCAGCCACCAGTGTTGACGCCATCTCAAGCTGCTTTGGCAGCCCCAACATCTGTTGCTGGACCAGCAGGCCCAACAGTGGCGCGTGCAGATATGGCAGCGCAAATGCCTGCTCCAACAGCAGCATCAACGGCAGCACCAATGGCTGGTGGCAATGTGTTTGCATCATTGAGTCCAGAGCAGCGTGCAATCATTGCTGGAATGCCACGCAAAGAGGGCATGTCAGAAGTTTTAAAAGCAGCTGCAGCACAGTCTGAATGGAGTAAGCCAGAGCCAGTGGTTTTGAATGGCAAAACAGTCATGTTGCAGTACAACAAGATGGGCCAGTCAAGAGTCGCTGAAGGCGCTTCACCATACGAAGCTCAATCCCCTGACATTCGTGCTGTGGAATACATTAGTGGCCGTCCATTGGCTGGAACTGGTCAGGAAGGCATTGGCCAAGTTGGCCAGTATCGTCAGCAGATTGCCACCCGTGTGGATGTCAAGCCAGTTATTGACATGACTGGTGGCCAAAAGGGCTTTGAGAATGAAATGGCACTCAGCTCCAAATTTAAAGCAGAGCCAATTTACAAAGACTTCAGCGACATGAAGTCTTCTTATGGCCAAGTCATTTCAGCCTTGGACCAAGGCACACCAATTGGTGATGTGGCTGGTGCTACCAAAGTGATGAAATTGCTAGACCCAGGCTCTGTGGTGCGTGAGTCTGAGCTTGGCATTGCCATGGCCGCTGCTGGCCGTATGGACAGATTGAACAACTATTTCAACAACATGATGACTGGCCAGAAGCTCACGCCTCAACAGCGTGAAGACTTTAAGGTTTTGTCCAATGAACTGTATGCGGCTGCTGGCGATGCATATAACAAAAAGCGCAAAGAATACGAGGAATTTGGCACTGCTTACGGGTTCAAAAACCTTGGCACAGCCCTTGGAACTCCAGCAAATGTGCCATCAGTTATGCGCGGTGGAGCTGGTGGTGGTGCAACAAGACCATCTCTTGGTAACATCTTTGGAACACCAGGAGGCAGATGATGGATGGCATTAAAGAGAAAATCAAAGAAGCTCAAAAGGCCGGTTATGGTGATGACGAGATCATCCAGTTTTTGGCCCAAATGCCTGCTGTTGGCAATCAAATAAACACGGCGCTTCAAAACGAATACAAGCCCAGTGAAATCCTTAAATTCTTGGGTGAGGCCAAGTCACCAGCATACGAAGCTGGCGCAAAGCTAGGTACAACAACACGGGCATTGGCCAGTGCTGCTGGTGGCCCAACATTTGGCTTTTCAGACGAATTGGCTGGCGTCATTGGCGCCCCAATGCTTGCAATGCAAAAGGGTGTGCCACTGTCTGATGCCTACACAATGGGCCGTGACATTTTCCGAGGTGCTGCCGAGTCTTACGAGAAAGAAGCGCCATTCACATCCGCTGGCCTCAAGTTGGCTGCAAGTGTGCCAATGATGGTTGCAGGCATTCCAAGCAAGGTGGTGCAAGAAACTGGTCGAGCAATAATGCCAGCCGTTGAAGCTGTTGCCCCACGCATTGCACCAGCACTGCAACGAGCTGGCCAGTATGTGGCAGGCACGCCTGCTGCTGGACAGATCATGGGTCTTGGCCAACGCACAGCGCAAGCTGGTGTGTCTGGTGCAGGCTATGGTTTATTGGGTGGCATTGGTGAGTCAACTGGCCAGACTGCTGAAGAAGTTTTAAAAGATGCTGCAAAAAGCGCACTGGTCAGTGGTGGCCTTGGTGCTGTTTCTCAGCCAGCCATGGCAATCATGGGCGCCGGTGGCCGTCAGGTCATGGCACGCATGTCCCCAACAGCTGCCGGAACTTATGCACAGCAAAAGGTCGCTGAGTCTTTGATTCGTGATGTTCCAGAAAGTCTTGCACCAAGTGCATTGACCATGGCCCAAGCCCGTTTGGCAAAGTTAGGCCCAGAGGCACGCATTGCTGATGTGGGTGGCAAGTCCACACGCAATTTGCTCGATGTGCAGGCCACATTGCCTGGCACAACGACTCAAGCTGTTGAGCGTGCAATTCGTGAGCGCCAAGTTGGCCGTGCTGGCCGTTTGATGACTGGCGCTGACGAAACACTTGGAACTGGTGGCGCTCAGTTTTTACAAACTCTGGATAATTTCAACACCCAGCGATTTATTGATTCTCGACCTTACTATGCAGCCATTGATAAAGCAGCTCTGAAAGTTGATGAGTCATTGACCGATGTTTTTAAGAAATCTCAAGGTGTGCAAGGCGCTTCTGAATTGCTGTTCTTGACCAAAACTGGTCAAACAATTGACTTGTCTAAATTGAATCCTGGTGATCCAGTGCCAATGAATGTCTTGGACACTCTAAAGCAATCTTTGTTTGATGCATCAAAAGAATTGAAAAAGGCTGGACAAAACTCACAAGCCAATGCTTACGATGATGTGCGTCAAAAATTAGTTGGCGTGCTTGAGTCGCAATCACCCAAAATTGGTGGACAGTCTGCATACACCATGGCCATGAAGACATGGGCTGGTCCATCACAAATGAAAGAAGCCGCTGAAATTGGTAAGAGTGTGATGAAGGGTGACATTCTGGACATTCAGCAAGCTACAAAAGGAATGGCCCCATCAGAAATTGACGCATTCAGAATTGGCGTTTTGCAAGGATTGCGTGAAAAGACAGGCACAGAGGCTGGCCAAACATCATTGCTCAAGTTTTATAAAGAGCCAGCAACGCAAGATAGATTAAAAGCCGCATTTGGGAATGACTACAAGGCATATACAGCGACTGTGTTGAAGGAAGAGCAACTTAAAAAATTAGAGTCTGCTGGCCGTGGCAGTCAAACTGCTGCACGCCTTGCCGGTACTGCTGACCTTGAAGTCGCGCCATTGGGTCAAGCTGCGATGGCAGCGTCTGCTGGCAATGTGCCAGGCATTGTGGCCGCAGCCACAAACCTGATGAATCAGACACGCACACCAGAGGCTGTGCGCAATGAGATCGGGCGCATTTTGCTCTCGCGTGATCCACAGCAACTGGCTCAATTGTCTGAAGTGATCAGAAAGTTGAACGAGTCTCGCGGAAGAGCTGCTGCCATTGGTGGTAGACCAGCTGGCCAGATCGGTTCAATGGTTACTGGCTACGAAGGCCAATAACTAAGACCCAAAAAAAGCAGCCACCAGAGGGTCGCGTTTGACGACCCGTCTTTTTTGGCGGCGTCTGGCCAAGCTGAAGTCTTTGTCATCAGCACTCATTTTCTCGCGGTGTTTTCTGATGCGCTCGATGCCTGGCACTGGACCAGGCGCAATTGCGTCAACACCCTCACCCCAAGACCACAGTGGCCGCCACTGGCCATTGGCGTGAACTCTGGCATACCCACTGATGTGGACCAAGTCATTGAGGCGCAGCTCAAAAAGAATCCTGGCAGCGCTTCTGCGCACGCAAAAACACATCTTGGCCAGGTCAAGGTCTGACAGATTGCTTTTCTTTTTGAGTGCTGCCTCGATGGCAGGCCCGACACGGGGTTTATTTCCTCTAGGCATCACTGGCCTCAATTCTTGCTTTTAAGCGCTCCAGCATGGCCCTGACCACGAATGCACGGCTTTTAACTTCATCAGGCATTGCGTGGCCAAAGACTTCTGGTGAGAGTAAGTCTTTAACCAGGTCGAGGCAAGCCTCAAGGGCCAGTGGTAATTCTTTCTGAGAATTCATAAACTGCTCATTCAGCACATGGTAGTGGTTGGCGGGTTTCATTGAAGTTGATCCTTAATTCTTTGTCCAAGCCACGCCACAACTGGCACGGCCCAACTGTTGCCAAGTGCTTTATACCTTGGACCATCTGGCGACTCAGCTGCTTTGCGCCAAGGGATATTGGTGTAGCCATCGGGAAAGCCTTGCAGGCGCTCGCACTCAACTGGCGTTAGGCGGCGCACGGCCATTGATGCAGAATGAACTGCCGCCACTTGGTTTGTCACCTCTGTTGATTGTGGTGATCTGCTTGGATCATTAGATGCGGTCAATGTTGGTGAAACTACCGCAATACTTGCCTGACCACCGCTTGATCCGCATCCAAGGCCATGGGTTGTGCCATCTGTGCTTGTAATGGGGTCTTGTGTTGGGTGAAAGGCGATAGGCTGCGCCACCGCATGGCTATGAGATTTGGTTAATGTAGGAGACGGGTCACCAGGTTTACCAACACCGAATCCACGCTGAGTATTTTCAACTTCTCTTCCCAATAAATTCATGGTATTTAGCGGTATTGCTTGCGGAATCAGCCGCCCAGTGTAAGCATCTTGTCCACTATATGCGCCCGGGTGACTATCCGCGCATAGCGCACCAACAGTTTGTTGATCCAATATAGTAGCCACAAGGTTTTCTGAACCGCCACCAATGTCACCACCATTAGCTCTTAAAGTACCAACGCCCTCTTTGTATCCACCGATACTACTTGGCGTGTATGAATTAACAACAGGGATTATTTTGGCTGAATTTTTGTTCATGCCATCAGTCCCTGCATCTTTATAGTCTCTAGCTTGTAATGGGCCAGATAGCTCAACACCACAATCTTTTAACAATGGTGTTTCTATAAACCATTCGTCTTCACAGTTGAAGCCGACACGACTGACTCCAGTGCCGCTTGAAGAGATGGTGGGAGTAACTTTCCGCGCTTGTCTGCTCGGCGCAGTATCCCTGCGCAAGCCCTCGAACTCAAAAAGAACCTCTGTGGGATTGATGTCGTCTCTAGCACTTGCGACAACGAACACACGGCGGCGGCGTTGGGCCACTCCGAAATATTGGGCATCGAGGACTCGCCACGCGACTGTTCTTTGGGGACCAAACACACAACCAGCGTTTGACCATCTTTCCCCTGGCGCTGTGATCGGCTCACTTTCACCGGCAAGCGCTCCAAGAAAGCAGCCGAAGGCATTGTCTTTGGTGTTGAGGACTCCTGGGACGTTTTCCCAGAAGACGATTGCTGGAGAATCTCCTCGAATAGATCGAACATGGTCAATTGCATTGGCGATACCTACGAATGTGAGTGAAAGATTGCCTCTGGCATCGTCCAGAGAATTACGAAGACCAGCCACAGAAAAGGCTTGGCAGGGTGTGCCGCCACAAAATAGATCAGGCGCTTCAACTTGGCCAGACAAAATCTTTTCTGGCAAGAGGGTCATATCCCCATGGTTGGGGACATCGGGGTAATGGTGCTTTAAGACTGCACAAGGAAACGGCTCAATCTCAGACAGCCATGCAGCTGTCCATCCAAGTGGATGCCAAGCCACAGAGGCCGCTTCAATGCCAGAGCAAACAGAGCCGAACTTCATAGTGCGTTGTCCTTGTATTTTTCCAGCGCCGACACTTCAATGTGGTCCACCAGTGATTGCAGCAGCATGTGGGCAATGTCCACATCAGTGCCAAAGATGTATGCGTTATTGAGGGTCATGGACTCATCCAAGTCAGGCTCATAGGGTGCGCCAAGTGAATCGGTCGAGCCTGTCTCTGCTGGGCTGTACTCCAAGAAGCATGTCAGCTCGACATCTTCAATGATGCACTTGAAAGAAAAAAGGTCTCTGGGGCAATTGGGTGTTGATGGGTATTTCATGGTTGCTCCTTTGTGTAAAGCGCAATTGGTTTGTAGATGCCTGAAGGTTTTTTCCACCGGAAATATCGATGGCCAGCTGCGTTCTCGCAAAGGTATGCAACTGGCTCTGGAGCTGTTATTGAGATCACGCCAGCTTGGCTAGGTGTTGGCTGCTCCAGGTATTGAGCGTAAACACGATCAGCAACAAGGGCGGCAAAGTGCTCAATGTCACCATGCAGTGACAGGCCATTGTCTTCAATCAGTTTGAAAATTTCGTCTTTGGTCATGTCTTCCTCTGTAGTGAAATGGGGATGTAGATGCAGGCTTTGTCTTTTGAATTCTTAACCACCACACCCGAAGCCTTATGCCGCTTGCAATTCATGCACTTGGCATCAGGCTCTTTAGGCTGGCAGCCTAAGTAGTTCAAGAACTCCACCACGCCACCAGCAAGCAGGCCAAGCCAACGCCAATGGCCAAGGCTGTCAAATAATCTAAGAGGGATTCGGTTGAGGGTTTCATCGGTTTCTTTCGTTTAAGTTGATTGGCGTAACGCAGTATGACAGAATTCATTTTTGTTGCAAGAAGTAATTCTGTCCATGTTGTTTTTATACATATTCCGCAATTAGAATGCGCCCATGGAATCAATTCACACTATCAGGGCGAGGGCCAAGGCTCACAAGATCACCATGGCTGCGGTGTGCGAGGCCGCTGGCATCCAGCAGTCCCAAGTCAGCCGGTGGCTGTCTGGAACTGTGGAGCCTTTGTGGACATCAGTCAATCAATTGAACATTGCGCTCAATAAGCTGATCGAGGACAGATCACCAGTCGCTGTCGACTGATTCAGCTGCTGGCGCCTTGCTGGCCACCACGCCAAAGTCAGATGCTGCACTTGGCTTTGCGCCACCCAACGAATCACCCTTGGCCAAGAGCATGATGTTGTTCAAACCATACGACACACCCTTGTTGCCAGCTTGGTCATAGGCATAAGCATTCAAGCTCACACGGCCAAAGTCGCCAGAGACAATGTCTTGGCTGCCCAAGATGTCGTGGCCATGGGCGTCAACAGCGCCAGGCTTGGCAGTGGACTTAGTGTTGAAGAAGTAGTGACCCGCATACTCTGGACCCAGTGGTGAGCCATCAGACTTGGTCTCGGTGTCGCCATCACGCAAGGGATTGCGCACAGTTTTGGGAATCTTGTCCCCGAACTTGGCGGTCAATGCGGCCTTGGCTGCCGCTTTCAATTGGTTCACAGTCTCGGTGTCTGATTTGGGGACTAGCACTTGGGTTGAGAACTCTTCTTTGCCGTTCATCTCATTCTTACGAGCTGTCAAAGCGCTGAAGTATGAGAAGCGAACTTTACCGGTTACGACTCTTGTAGACATGGTTTTTTCCTTTTTAGGGTTTACATGGTTTAGACGATTTAATCGTTTTCTGCGTTTGCAGAAATTGCACTTTAGCACAAATCGTATATGATGCAAACAAATTAAACGAAGGAAACGATCATGCAGTTATTCCCCCACCAGCAAGAGGCCAAGCTCTTCTTGCTGTCTCGGCGCAGGGCCATACTGGCCGACCAACCACGGGTTGGTAAGACGCTACCCACAGCAGCTGCTGCACTTGAAAACCTCCCTGCCCTCATCGTCTGCCCAGCCATCGCCAAGACAGTCTGGGAGGCGGCTTTTAGCAAGCTGGCCCCAAATGTATCGGTCCATGTGGTCAACGGCAAACGAGGCGCATCAGAGATAAATTCAGCCGATATCACCATCATCAACTACGATGTGTTGCAGTATGGTGTTACGCAAGTGGACAGATATAACACGCTAGTTTTGGATGAGTGCCACAGGCTGGCCAACCCAAAAGCCCAGCGCACCAAGGCCGCAATGGTGGCCATGAAAAAGATTGACTATGTCTTTGCCCTTAGCGGGACGATCGTGCCAAACAGACCAGCCGAACTGTGGCCCATCTTGCATGGCCTTGGCATCTATCGTGGCGGCTGGTTTGACTTTGTTTACCGATACGCAAAAGCATGGAATCCACCATGGGGTGGCCTTGATGTGTCTGGCGCTTCCAACATCCCAGAACTCAAAGAGATGGTCAAGCCCCACATGCTCAGACGCAAAAAAGAAGACATCTTCATGGACTACAAGGAGCCTCAAGTGAGCTTGATCACTTTTGACTTGCCAGTGGACAAGAGAGAGCAATCATTTGATGCTGACGCATTGGTGGCCAATCCCAATGCGCTCTTGGCATTTGAAGGCCTGTCAGAGATCATGCGCGAGGCAGGCATCAGAAAGGCGCCACTGGCCATTGAATTCATTGCTGACTTGCTCAAGTCTGACGAGCCAGTGGTGGTGTTTGCCCATCACAAAGAGGTGGTGGCCATGCTCAATGAGGGCCTCAAAGAACACAAGCCGGTCATGGTGGTGGGCGACACTCCAAAGGCCCAGCGCCAAAAGAACATCGATGCATTCCAGTCTGGCCGGACCAAGTGCTTCATTGGAAACATTGGCTCATGCGGCGAAGGTATTGATTTGTCAGCTGCTGACACGATTGTCTTTGTTGAGCCAACATGGCAGACCAGCGCCTTGGAGCAGGCCAGCAGCCGAGTCGAGAACATCAACAAAAACGGCATGAAGCCCCTGATTTATCTGCTGACAGTCAGGGCGTCACTCGATCACACTGTGCTGAGTAAAGTCATCGCCAAGCAAAAAATCATTGCACAAATCATTTAACCCAGGAGAAACCATGCAACATGAAACCCGTAAACACGCCCGACTCTCAGCATCCCGCACCGACCGATTCATGCAGTGCCCAGGCTCATACCGGCTCGAATCCCTCATGCCCTACGAGCCAGCCGGTGAGGCTGCTGCCATCGGCACAGCAATCCATGAACTCTCTGAGATCATTCTGTCTGGCCATGAAGTCCCTGCCAACACCGACAAGGACCATGTGGCCATGGCCCAGCTTTACGCAGACTTTGTCAACACTCTGGTCGAGAATCCGCGCAAGAAGCTCATCGAAGTAAACCTAGACGAAGGCCTCAAGTCACTGCACCCAGCGCTTGGCGGCACAGCTGACGCAGTCCTGGTCGATGGCGACCATTTACACGTGATCGATTTAAAAACGGGAAGGGTGGCTGTTGACGCCACAGACAACAAGCAGCTGCTGACCTATGCATTGGGCGCCATGAGGCAATTCAAAGCGCCCAGCCACATCACTTGCACAATGCACATCTTCCAGCCCCGAGTCGGCCACAGCAAGTGGACAGTCACCGGCCAAGACCTGATTGACCATGGTGATCGTTTGAAGGCTGCTGCGGAATTAGCGCTCACAGCCGATGCACCCACAAGCCCCAGCGTGGATGCCTGCCGG